GGGTCCTCATCAACCAGACCGTCAACCTCGACCAGCTCGGCGGCGAACAAGCCATCCGCGCCAACCTCATCAACGGCGGCGCCTGGCTCATCCTCCGCACCGACTCCGGCCAGACCAACCTCGCCGACCTCCCCGACGGCTTCGAAGGCATCGACCCCTCCAAAATCCCCGCCGTCTGGAAATCCGGAGAGGACTCCCTCATCTACGACCCCGACATCCCCGAAGACGACCCCCGCCGCACCTTCGGCCTCGGCTTCCTCGGCGTCCCCGGCGGCCGCGCCGGCATGGGCCGCACCCTCACCCTCGAAGACGCCACCCCCCACATCCGCCCCGACCAGATCGCCATCCCCGAAGACTTCCCCGACTGGAGCGACAGCCGCCTCGAGGAAATCGCCAACACCCCCATCCCCGGCTTCGAAGACAACGCAGACGGCGACGGCGAGGAGACCGGATCCCGCTACACCCCCGGCGTCGACCTGCCCAAGAAGGAACCCAGCGCCGAAGACAAGGTGGTCCAGGTCCTCCGCGACAACGCCGACCCGCTCCACCTCGAGGCACTGGCCGGAGACGAGGACCTCGAGCCCGGCGACTACGAGATTCAGTACCTCGACAAGCCCACCCTGCTCCAGCAGACCGGCTTGAACGAGAACACCCTCACCAACACCCTCGGCCGCCTCGTCCGCGCCGACCGGATCCACCGAAAGGGCAAGGGCGAGTACGGCATCGGTCCCGAACCCGCCACCGAAGCGCGGGAGTAGCCCGGGGGGAAGCGGCTCGGACAAAACCGCCGATCCACGGCAGCATCAACACGACAGCTTGGGCCACCGGTCGTCCCCCCGCCCCGACCCCAAGCACCACGGCCCCGCGGTCACCCCCCGACCGCGGGGCCGACCCCTACCCCCGGGAGGAAGCCCATGACCCGCATCCCCATCCGTTGGACCCCAGACGACGAGACCGCCGCCATCCTCAACGCCCTCGGCCGCAGCCGAGAACCCATCGGCAGCATCCTCCGCCGAGCCCTACGCCTACTCGCCCAAGCCGACGGCATCCTCGACCCCCGCGGACACATCCGAAACACCACCCGCCCCGGCACCCGCCCCATCACCAACCCGGCACCGCGACGCCCCACCCCATAAGAACCGCCCACACCCAGCCAACCCCATGAAGCCCAAAGGAGAGCCGATGGAAGCCCTAGTGCAGTTCTTGCGCGCCCGACTGGACGAGGACGAGGCCTTGGCGCACGAGGCGCCGCCCGGTCCGTGGCACATCGGCAACGCAGTCGACCCGACGCAACCGTGCAACGTCCATACGTTCCCCAGCGCGCGGCTCGTGGCCGACGGGCTCAACTGGCTGGCCGCCGAGCACATCGCCCACCACCACCCTGCCCGCGTCCTCGCCGAGGTCGAAGCCAAGCGGCGGATCGTGCAAGCCCTGGAGAGCGCCGAGGTCTCACTCCGCAACACCAAACCGGGCAAGGAACCGCACGAGCTGATGACGGGCGCGGCGAACTCCCTACAAGCAGCCGTTCGCATGCTCGCCGCTGCCTACGCCGACCACCCCCACTACCGCGAGGAATGGCGGCCGTAGTCATCCCGGGTAGTCGTCGCCCAACACCTCTAACCTGCCGTGAGTGCAGGAGCCCAGCAGCGAGGAGTAACCGATGGGCCACCGGCCACGCCCGAGCATCGAGCGCGCCCTGCACCAGCTCGCCCGCCACAACGACGAGACCCAGCCGAACAGCGAGCCACGACCGATGACGCCGTTCGAGCGCCAACTACTCGAGGGAGCCCAGGCGGCAGTGCGGTCGCTCGCCCCCCTCGGTGACATGCTGCGAGCCGCGTTGCGGGGTCAGTAGCTTCCGTCCGCCCTCAACTGGTCCTTGACGTCTGCCAGGTTCGCAGGACAGAACGCCTTCACCCCAGCCACGAGCAGCGTGTCCGCATCCTGCTTCACCGTCCCCCAGTCCTCGCCGACGGGGTACAGACCGCCCGACGTGAGCCCGAAAAGCCACTGCACGCCGTGCCCCTGGTCGAGCGCGCTGCACCACTTCTTCGGGAAGACGAGCAGGTCAGCGTCCGATGGGGTCCCGTTGAACTCGATCTGGCGGGCCGCCTTCAGGAACTGCGTACTCGGGCTGGCGGTCTTTGTGGCACTCGGCTTCGCGTCGGCCTTGCTCTCAGTCGAGCTGGAGCAGCCGGCCAGTGCGAACCCAGCGACGAGCAGAACGATGATGGTGCGGCGCATGGGATCCCCCGAGACGTTGATCGGCTACCGCCGCATGATGCGCGCTGGTGGGGGTGGCGTGAAGGCGGTGTACCCAACTCGTGACACGAGACGGCACGCACGCCCCAGAGGGAAGCGGCTCTGACACGGCCCGATCTTCGCGGCAGCATCAACCGTGGACCAAACCCTCACGCGTCCGGAAGGCCCCGCCGTGCCCGATCACTGGCTCATCACCCTCTGCCTCTTCGCCGCGCTCTTCCTGGCGCTGCCCTGGCTCGCCATCGCCTTCAAGAAGTACTGCGACATCGTCAACCGCATCACCAGGCGCAAGGACCGATAGCCGTGCACGAGAGCCCGCAGGACCCCATCACCGACCTCGCCGCAGGCGCCGCCCAACTCCACGAGCTGTACACCGCCTACGTGGCCGCCGGATTCACCGACATACAGGCCCTGCAGCTCATCATCGCGCTCCTCACCGCCGGCATACGGGGCGCCGAATGACCGGGCTGTGCGTGGACTGCATCACCGGCGGGCATGGCCCGAACCACCACCGCAAGCACCTGCCGCCGCCCCGGATCGTTCCCGTAGAACACTGCGGCGAACTGACGCCCCCTGGGATCAGCAGCGAGCGCACCGAGTGCGTTCTCCGCCCTGGTCACTCCGGCAGCCACGCCGACGACCGCGGCGCCCGCTGGTGGCCCACACGCGCCCCGGACATCTGCGAGATCCCGCACCAGACCATCGAGGAAGAGGAAGCCTGCGAGCAGCAACGCCTCGCGGCCGACCCGTCATGGTCCGTCCGCTGCCGCCCACCAGGCTGCAACGCCCAGCCCGGCGAGCGGTGCAGACGCCGCGACGGAAGCCTGTCAACCGTCTCGCACGGTGAACGGTGGCGCGAGTACGACCGGCAAAAGGCAGCTCACGCCGACAAGACGCGCCGCGACCAGGAGACACGACAGGACCAGCTCGAAGCCACCCTCCGCGAGGTCCTGGACCTGTTCACTCCGTTGGCTGTCAACAAAGCCGACCAGCGAGTCCTCGCCTACAACGCTTCTGACGTGGTCGAAGCAGAACGCGTAGACCGCTGGCGCGCCGTCGCCTACCCGACGAAGGACGGAAACAAGTGAGCACCGCCAACGTCTGCCCGGGAAGCTGCAACAACGCCTGGCGCCTCGCCGAAGCCGCCCTCGCCACCGACGGCACCCCCCACGACATCCCCGTCACTTGGGGCCAGCCCGTCCACTGCCCCCGCTGCACCGCCCGTACCCACGCCCAGCTCTCCGAACTCCCCGAGCTGATCGTGGCGATAGGCCTCGAAGCCCTCCACGGCACCGCGCCCAAACAGACCGGCACCATCGGCCGCATCCACATCCCCTCCTGGCCCGGCCAAGCCTCCCGGCTCCTCACCGACCACATCGTCGGCGGCCTCCTCGAACTCGAAGACGACATCCGCGACCTCCGGCGTCTCCGACACCGGCCCGGGCGCGGCACCGAAGCCAAGAACGCAGCCGGCGCCATCGTCTTCCTCACCGCCCACCTCGAATGGGCCCTCACCCAGCACCCCGCCGCCCACGAAATCCACGACCGGCTCTCCGCCAACCCCGCAGCCCAAATCACCGGCTGGCACCGCACCGCAACCCGCTTCACCCGCCGCGACGCCCGCCTCGAGCACTACCGCGTCCCCTGCCCCCGCTGCGAACTCCTCACCCTGTTCCGCGCGGACGCCGACGACTACATCGAATGCCGCAACGTGAACTGCCAGACCCTCCTCACCCCGGCCGAATACCACGACCACACCCGGCGTCTCGCCGACCAAACCCGCATGGCCAGGGTCGCCTGATGTGCGCCAACTGTGATCCGCCCAGCGAGTGGATACACCTGGTGCCGTACCGGTCTGGCAGCACCGTTGAGCGCGGCTTCTGGTTCGTGGCCAGCGCCGTGGTCGCCTGGTGGGAACGGACCGTGGACGCGATCCGGGAACGGAGGCAGCGGTGAGTGAGCGCAACGACTGGTGTTGTCCTGGCTGCGGGCTGGCCTGGAGCAAACTGCCACTAGGGCACTGGTGGACCTTCGGCACCACAGACTGCGGCGTGACGACTCCGGTTAGTCCAGCCGAGTTCCTGCGTGCCACCCAGACGACTTCTCCGTAACCCCTTGACAAGCCGATTGCGTTACGCGTAACTTCTCCGGCGTACAGCTATGCCCATTTGCTGCTGAGGCTCCGGAGTCCCCGACTTCGGGGCCTTTCTCGTTTCCCCAAGAGGAGGCAGCTTCCATGGACCTCACCGGCGACCTCCAGACCACGCTCTGGACCACAGCTGAAGCCGCCGAAGCCGCAGGCGTCACCCCCAGCGCGATACGCGTCTGGGCCCACCGTGGCCACCTCAAGCGAGCCAACTCCGACAAGGCCCGCATCCCCCGGTACCGCGCCATCGACGTGGTGAAGGCCGAGAAGGCCACCCGCGAGCGAGCCCGGCGTACCTACGCGGCTGCCTGAGTCGCCTCACAATCGTCCGCCGCCGCCCGTGTCGAGGGTCGCAGCCGGCGGCGGACCCCCCTTCCCCCCATCGTCCCGTCGTCCGTTTGGTGCCCCCGCCACGGACGGCGGGACCCCCTGCCAGCACCCGCCAGGAGCCGAACCCATGCTGAACGTGTTCTGCTACACCATCGGCGTCATCCTCCTGGGCTTGGCCGCGCTCCTCCCGTCGGCCGTGCCGCACCGCGACCGCATGGCCTACGCCGGCCTCGCCCTCTGGCTCCTCCCCACCGCAGTCCACACCCTCCAAGCCCACTGACCACGCCGCTCCTGCGGCACCGAAGCGAGCAGGAGAGGAGACCCGGGCATGGCCACCTACGTGTACACGGCCAACCACGAGACGATCTACACCAGCATCCCCCTCACAGCCGGACCCACCCGCGGCACCGGAGGCGTCCCCACCGTGTGGGACTGGCCCACCCAGCCCGCCGACGGACGGTGGAAGCCCACCGGATCCGCCGTCAACCAGGGCACCGACAACGGCGCCCCCATCGTCAACTCGTCCTCCACCCTCGTCTCCACCAGCGACGCCATCCTCGCCGGACACGGCAACCCGCCGGCAAGCCTCGGACGCAACGGCGAATTCTGGCTCGACGTCGACACCAACACCCTGTGGGGCCCCCGCCTCAACGGAGTGTGGCCCGGCACCGGTGTCACCCTCGGAGGCGGAGGTGGCAGCATCACTCTGCCCCTCGCCGTGGCACAAGGCGGCACCGGCACCACCACCGCCACCGCAGCCCTCACCATGTACGCCGGGGTGCAGGGCCGCAACCCCCTCACAGGCCGCTGGCACCCCGAGGCGTACGGCGCTGTCGGCGACTACGCCACGGACGACACGACGGCGTTGCAGGCATGCATCGACGCCTGCTCCGCGGCCGGGGGCGGCATCGTGCAGATCGGCCGCCACGCCGTGTCCGGGTCCGGTATCCACCCCAAGACCGGTGTCACGCTCCGCGGCAGCCTGGGCTACTCGAAGCTGAAGAACACGACCAGCAACCCGGCGATCACCTCGAACGTGACCTGCACGAACATCACCTTCGAGGACTTCACGATCGAAGGCACCGTCAACGAGTTCCCGACCGTGCCCAAACGCGGGCGTACCACGTCCGGGCCGGGCACGACGATCGGGATCTGGCTCGACGGCGACCTGGACCCGCACAACACCGGACTGCCCGTCATCACGGACGTCGACATCCGCCGCGTCACCATCAACAACTGCTCCAGCGTGCCGCTGTACATCTTCGGCGTCCGGGGCAGGCTGCGGATCGACTCGTGCACGTTCTACAACTGCAAGGACGCGGCCACGTCGTTCTGCGCCGAGACGATTTTTGTCAACAACCACTCCATCCTGAGCGCCGACAACGGGTTCTCCCTGGCCCGCGGCGTGGACAAGATCACGTGCACCGGGAACACCGTCGAACTCTGCGCCTACCACGGCATCTGGCTGTCGGGCTTCGCAGGCGACACCGGCCCCGTCGACTTCTCTTGCAGCGGCAACACCGTGCGCGGCTGCGGCCAGGCAGGCGTCCTCCTCCAGGACGCCCCCGTGTACGGCAACGTGGTCGGCAACACGATCGACCGCCAGTACTACCGCGGTGCGTCCGACGAGACCACCGACAACTACACCGCCGGAATCCTGATCAGGGGAAGCAACGCAACCCCGGGCACGCCCGGTTCGATGATCGCCTACGGGTTGAAGGTCGCTCAGAACACGGTCGCCGGGGCTTGCCAGGCGGGCATCCAGTACGACGGCGCCACCAGCGTCGTCATCGAAGGCAACCTCATCATCGACCCCGGCACGCAGTTCTACGCCGACGGCACGACCGCGATCACGGCTGGCGTCACGAACCAGAACATCGGCATCTACTGCCAGTACCCGACGACAGTCGCCAACGTGATCATCCGCAACAACGACATCATCGACTCCCGCGCCACCCCGTACCTGAACTACGGCATGTTCCCGCTGCAGGTCGCCGGCGTCACCTCCCTCGGCAACACCATGACCGGCGCCCGCAACCCGGTCAACGTCCCCGCCATCCTCGACAGCTACCGCGACATGCGCGTCTCCGACGGCCAGTCCACGCTGCCCCGCTGGGCCGCCTCCAACCTGGGTATCGGCATGAGCTCCGGCGTCCTCCGACTCGCCTACTTCAACGCCGCCCGGAACGCCACCGTCACCGCTATCCGCGTCAACTCCGGCACCACAGCCGCCGGAGCCACCCCCACCCTCGTGCAGTTCGCGCTGTACTCCGTCGACTCCTCCGGCAACCTGACGCTGCTGTCATCCACCGCGAACGACACCAGCATCTTCTCCGTGACCTCGACCACCTACCAGCGCAACCTCACCACAGCGCAGGCCATCAAAGCGGGCCAAACCTACGCCATCGGCGTCATGATCGTCACCGCAGCAGCCACACCCACAGCGGTGGGCCTCGCCGCCGCCGTAGCCGGAGAAAACGGGCTCGCGCCCATGATGTGCTCCTCCCTCTCCGGACAGTCCTCAATGCCAGCATCCATCACCGCCGGATCAGTAGCCGCATCCCAGTTCCTGCTGTACGCCGTCGCCGTCGGCGCCTAACCGAAGGAGCCCCATGGCCCAGCCCGCGATCGGCACACAGGTCCTGTACCACCTCGACGAGAACTACGACATCTTCGGCATCATCGTGCAGAACGCCGACACCTGGACCGCCGCTATGACCTCGGCAGCAGACAGGAACGGGAACGGCATCGTCCCTCCCGCCGACGGCCAGGTGTACGTGATGGTGTTCGACCCGGCGGTGCAGCAGTCGTGGATGCCCGGCGCCCCCTCCACCCAAGGCACCGACGTCGGCCAGTGGAGTCCGCTCCCGTAGCCCCGAACCCAAGGAGACAGGCGTGGACACCCTCACCCCGCCACCCCACTCAACGGCAGGCCGCTGATGGCCGACCGGAACCCCGACCTCGAGGAGTTCAGGCCCGACGGCAGACGCCGCTGCCAGCGGCGCTCCAAACTGTCCGGCGGCCAGCAGTGCGGCGACTTGGCCATGCGCGGCCAGGACGTCTGCCGCGTCCACGGAGGCAACTCCCCCCAGGCCAAGGCCAAAGCTCAAGAGCGTCTCACGGAGGAGAAGGCGAGGCAGCTCGTGGCAACGTACGGCCGCAGGGTGGAGACGACCGCGACCGAGGCGTTGCTGGACGAGGTCCAGTGGACGGCCGGCCACGTCGCCTGGCTCCGCGAACGCGTCCAAGAGATCGAGGACACCACCGCCGGAGCGGACGGCGAGCACCCCCTCGTGTGGAGCAGGACCCGGGAGAAGTCGGGCGGGCAGGACTTCGGCACCACCGAGGAAGCCACCCCCAACATCTGGCTGAAGCTGTACCAGACCGAACGGGACCACCTCGTCAAGGTCTGCTCGGCCGCCATCAAGGCCGGCATCGAGGAACGCCGCATCAAGCTGGCGGAGCAGCAGGGCGAACTTGTTGCTCACGCCATCCGCGCGATCCTTGACGACCTCGGTCTCACTGCGGAGCAGCAGGCTCGGGTGCCGGAGGTCGTCCCACGGCATCTGCGGGCCCTCGCATCCTGAACCAGGGAGGCGGTGAACGGTGACCGCCACCCTTGAGTGGGCAGAGTTCGCCGCCCGCTCCTTCGAACCCGCCAGCCAGCACCAGCGCTGGGACACGCCGGGCGCCCTGGCTAAGCACATGGATCCGCAGACCGTGCAGACCGCGGCCTTGGACCTGCTTGACGCGAACCTCGTCGACGTTGCCGAAGGCCGCTGCCGCCGCCTGATCTGGTCGATGCCGCCTCAGGAAGGGAAGTCGGAGCGCACCTCCCGCCGGTTTCCCCTGTGGCTCCTCACCCGCAACCCTGACCTGCGGATCGCGATCGTCTCGTACGAGATGGGCGTGGCCCGCCGCTGGGGCCGGGCGATCCGCAATGACATCGCCGAGCACCCCGAACTCGGGCTCGTCGTCCGCGCGGACACCTCCGCCGCACACGAGTGGCAGCTGGACGGGCACCGCGGCGGCGTCTACTCCGTCGGCATCGGCGGTGCACTGACCGGCCGTCCTGTGGACGTACTACTCGTGGACGACCCGTTGAAGGGCCGTAAGGAAGCCGACAGCGCGACCTTCCGGAACGCGTGCAAAGACTTCTACACCGACACGGCACGGACCCGTCTTGCCCCGGACGCCTTGCAGATCATCATCCAGACACGCTGGCACGAGGACGACCTGTCCGGCTGGCTGCTGTCCGGGCCGTCCGGCAGCGAATGGCGGTACATCAACGTCCCCGCCCAAGCCGAAACCAGCGACGATCCCCTCGGCCGCGCACCCGGCGAGTACCTCGTCTCCGCCCGCGGCCGCACCCCCGACGACTGGGAGGCCACGAAGCGGGACGTCGGCGCCCGCACCTGGGCCGCCCTCTACCAAGGCCGGCCCGCACCCGCCGAAGGCGGCCTGTTCAAGCGCTCGCACTGGCGCTGGTACAACGCCCCCCGCGCGGTACGCCGCGACGACGGCACGATGTGGGTCCACGACGCCGACGAGATCATCCAGTCGTGGGACATGGCGTTCAAAGACACCAAGACCAGCGACTTCGTCGTCGGCCAGGTGTGGGCCCGCTCCGGCGCCGACGTCTACCTCCTCGACCAGGTCCGTGACCGCTTGGACTTCCCCGCCACCGCGCAGGCCGTCCGCGCCCTCACAGCGAAGTGGCCGCAAGCCCACGCCAAGCTCGTGGAGGACAAGGCCAACGGACCGGCGATCATCGCGCAGCTCAGGTCCACCGTGCCGGGCCTCATTCCGATCACCCCGAAAGACTCCAAGTACGCCCGCGCCTCAGCCGTCGCCCCGTTCGTGGAGTCCGGGAACGTCCACCTCCCCGACCCCGCCCTCGCGCCGTGGATCGACGACTACGTCGTGGAACACAGCTCGTTCCCCAACTCGCCGCACGACGACCAAGTCGACTGCACCAGCCAAGCCCTGCACCGGCTCCTCGCCGGGCAGACCAGCGCCGAACAGGCAAGGGACTGGCTACGGCAACTCCGTGAGGCAGACGCACCCACAACTTGATCAGCTACAAGAGGCAGGAGGGTGACGTGGCCCGCTGGCGTGAATGGTTCCGTCGTACTCCGGACGTCTCCAAGGCCATCAGCCCCGCCACGACACCCGCAGCGACGTTCACCGCGTCGCAGGTCGCGTCGATCGCGAACGCCGCGGCGGCAGGCGGGCAGCAGGTCACCGGTGTTGCGAACCCGCTGCCCCGCACCGACCCGCAGGTCGCGTTCGGGCCGGGCGTGCCCATCTTCCCGGCGGCGATCGACCCGCCGCGCCCGGACACCGGCCGGCCCGAACCCCGCTTCAACGAGTACCCGGTCACCAGCAACCTGCCCGGTGTCGGGGACCGTCTCGTGCCGTGGAAGGTACTGCGGGACGCCGCCGACGCCGGCGGGCTGCCCCGGCGCTGCATCGAGATCCGCAAGGCGGAGGTGACCACCCTCGAGTGGGCGGTCACCATCAGCAAGCAGGCTGTGGAGGCCGCGCAGGACGGCACCGACAAGCCCCGCTCCGAAATCGAGCAGGACCTGAGGAAGCGCCTGTCCCCGGAGATCGTGCGCTGTACCCGCTTCTGGGAGAAGCCCGACCCCGGGCAGGACGAAGACTTCGCCGAGTGGCTGTCCAAGCTCCTCGAGGAGCACCTCGTCCTGGACGCGGTGGCGATCTACCCCCGCCGCACCTACGGCGGTGACCTGTACGCCCTGGAAATCCTCGACGGGTCGACCATCAAGCCGCTGCGAGACCACCGCGGCGGCCGGCCCGCCCCGCCGAACCCTGCCTACCAGCAGATTCTGTGGGGCTTCCCCCGCGGCGAGTTCGTCGCCGACATCGACGCCGACGGCAACGTGATCGGTGCTATGCCTGCCGACCAGCTCGTGTACAAGCGGCGCAACGTCCGTGCCCACACCCCCTACGGCTACTCGGCGGTCGAGCAGGCCCTCGAGGACGTCGACGTGTGGCTGCGGCGCCGCAAGTGGATCCGCGACGAATACACCGAGGGCACGCTGCCCGTCGGATGGGTTCGGCCCGGCGAGCACACCGCGTGGACGCCGTCGCAGATCCGCGAGTACGAGACCGACCTCAACGACACCTATGCGGGCGGTACCGCGGCCCGTCACCGGCTGCGGGTCCTGCCCCCCGGTTTCGACCTGAACGAGACGGCGGGCGATGTCGCCGAGCGCTACAAGCCCGAGTACGACCTGTTCCTCGTCAAGCAGATCGCCGCTCACTTCGATGTGACCATCGCCGAACTCGGCTTCACCGAGCAAGGCGGATTGGGTTCCACCGGCTGGCACGAGGGCCAGGCCGACGTCCAGCAACGCAAGGGCACCCTGCCCACACTGCGCTGGCTCGAGCAGCTCCTCACCTCGATCTCCCGCAAGCACCTGGGGATGCCCGAAGAGCTGGAGTTCACGTTCCTCGGCCTGGAAGAGGAAGACGCCGCAGCGGCAGATGAGGTCGCGGCAGCCCGCGTTTCAACTGGCCGCATGACGTACAACGAAGACCGCGACCGGATGGGCCTGCCCCGCTACGACTTCCCCGAAGCGGACATGCCGATGGTGCAAACCACCCGCGGGATCGTGTTCCTGGCCGGGGCATCCGAACTCGCCCCACCGGGGGAGATGGTTGCTCCCGTTCAGGGACCGCCGCAGGCCGACACGGACGCCGACGGTGTTCTCGACGCCCCCCACGGACCCGACACCGACGTCCAGGGCGCCCCCAGCAAGAACAACCAGGGTGACGACCGGGACAGCGATCGTGCGGACGCGGTGAAGGCGGAACTGGCGGCCTACCGGCGTTGGGCCCGCAAGAACCCCAACCCGCGGCGCCCCTTCGAGTTCCAAGTCATCACCAAGGCCGACGCCCCCAACCTCGACCCCCAGTTCGTCGTGTTCGCTGCTCCGGGAGGCGATGCCGACCCAAAAGCCGGCACGGTGGCGTGGCCCGGCTGGGACCGCGACCAGACGACCGCTGACCTGTGGGCGGCCCGCATCCAGCAGGCCCTCACCGACGCTGTCGACTGCGACCTGCTTGCCGAACGCTGGCTTGCTCAGGAACTCGTCAAAGCCGACTTCACCACCGCGCTCGCAGCCGCGTTCCTGACCGCACAGGGCCTCAACCTCGGCCCCACCATCGCCCGCATGCTCACCGGCATCTGGACCGAAGGCTGGGCAATCGGCGCCGTCTCCGCCCGCTCCGTCCTGGACCGGGCGCGTGCCCGCTTCCCCTGGCGCACCGGCGACCATGAGGCCGCCGAACGCACTCTCACTACAGCCGCTGGTGAGGCGTTGCACGCGTTCCGGGACCGCAGTGCCAGCATCGCCCGGACCGTCGCCGACGGACGCCTCCAGGCCCTCGCCAAGGTCCTCGCCGGCGCCCGCACCGCCGGATTGAACGTCGCCCAGCTCGCCCGCCAACTCCGCGACGCTCTCACCGACCCGGCATGGGCCGGGCGCGTGGCCCTCACCGAAACCGTCCGCGCCTCCACCCAGGCGGCACGCGACACCTACACGACGGCCGGGGTCACGCGCTGGCAGTGGCAGGCCGAACCGGGCGCCTGCCCCGTCTGCGTCGCCAACGCGGCTGCCGAACCCCGAACCATCGGCGAGATGTGGCCCGACGGCTCCGAAGCCCCACCAGCCCACCCGCACTGCCGGTGCGCAGCCGTACCGGCCTGACCCTGTCCTGCACCTACCGTGCGCCCGCGCATCGGGCGAGGAGGACCAATGCCTGAGACCACCTACGCGTGGGCGCCCATCACCAAGTCCGAGGTCCAAGACGACGGCACCGTCATCGTCTACGGGCCCGCCGCATCGTCCGCTCTCGATCGCGACAACCAGCGGCTGTCCGACGAGTGGCTGGACGTGGCCATGCCCCGATGGCTCGCCGAAGGCGGGGGCGTCCGCGAGCAACACGATCCCAAGCGCGCCGTCGGCGTCGGTGTCGGACTGTCCAAGAGCGAGGACGGCGCCCACCTGCTGACCGCCCGCATCGTGGACCCGGTCGCCGTGAAGAAGATCGAACACGGTGTGCTGCGCGGCTTCTCCGTCGGCATCAAGGGACCGAAGGTCGCCATGGGCAAGGCCGACGCGCCAGGCGGGGAGATCGTCGGCGGCGACATCATCGAAGTCTCCGTCGTAGACCGGCCCTGCAACCCCACGACCCTGTTCGAGATAGCCAAGGCGGACGGCGGCGGCGACCTGAGCCTCGTGGATGACGCGCGGGTGATGGAGAAGTCCGACGCCGAGGCGTTCGGGCTGCCGCAGGAGCTGTACGACCGGCTCGCCACCCCCGTGCGGGAGGCCCTGGCCGAACTCGCCGCGGGCGGCGCCACGGTCACCGCCGAGGCCGTCAAGACGGACGACGCGGACAACGCGCCGCACCTCACGGTCAACGTGTCCGTGAACGCCTCCCCGGAGGTCACGAAGGCGGACCTGTCCGCTGAGGGCCGGCGTAAGGCGGCTGCGTCGGGCGCCGCGATGCAGGACGGCAGCTACCCGATCAACACCAAGGCGGATCTGCGGAAGGCCATCAAGGCTGTGGGCCGCGGCGGCGCCGATCACGACGCCATCAGGCGGCACATCGTCAAGCGGGCCAAGGCCCTCGGACTGGAGGCCATGGTGCCCGACAACTGGAACAGCGACGGCTCGCTGAAGAACGCTTCGAAGACCGACGAACCCGACGACACTGTCACGGCGGACACCGCGGCGAAGGCCGAGGAGATCCTCCGCGACGTACGGGCCCTCGTCCCGGCCCTCACCAAGGCCGACGACAGTGCGGACGGCACCCCGGACGAGTCGATGGACATCGCGGGCGCCGAAGACGCCATCGCCGTCATCGCCAAGCTGATCATCGCGGAGGCCGAATCCCTCGCGCAGGGAAACCTCAACGAGGCCTGCGACATCTCCCTCCTGCTCGAGGCCGTGCGCTCCCTGGCCTGGTTCAAGGAACGCGAAGAGAACGAGCAGAACGGAGACGCCGACATGAGCCTGTCGGACCAGCCCGACACCACCAAGACGGACGGCCCCACCGAGACGGACCCGGACACCGAGCCCGCCGCGGAGGAGACCGTCGAAGACGCGGCCCCGGCCGCCGAAACCACCACCGAGGGCAAGCCCGCAGCCAGCGAGACGCCCACCGACAACACCGCCAGCACCGACGCAGTGACGAAGGCCGACGTGGCCGAACTCGTCAAGGCCGCAGTCGCACAGGCCACGCAGACCTCCGAAGAGCGCACCAAGGCGCTGGAGGCCGAACTGGCGAAGGCGCAGCAGGCCATCGAGGAGTTCCGGGCCCTTCCCGTCCCGGGCGGACCCGCGCTCACTCGCACCTCTGCACAGCAGGCCCAGGCCCGTGACGGCGACGCCGCACGGATGCGCCAGGAAGCCGCACAGCTGAAGGCCAAGGCCGACCAGGTGTCCGACCGTGACCTGCGCGCCGGCTACCTGGAGCGCGCTCAGGCGCTCCTCGCCAAAGCCGACGCCTGACCTGCACCCCCTTCCCTCCGCCAGTCTCCAGCCCCCTTGTGTGGGGCTTTCTTCATGAAAGGGGCCAGTGATGGCTCTGCCCAAGGCCGAAGTCCTCTTCGGTGACTCCCCGGAAGCCCCGGCCCTGTCCAAGGCCGAGGTGTCCCAGCGGTTCGACGACCTCATGACGGCCGTCGACAACGCGCCCACCCGCACCCTCGGCCCCGGCGACGTCGTCCACGCGTTCAGCGAGGGCCGCGGCATCTCCTTCGACCAGCAGCCCACCACCGCCTACGGTGCCCTCACCAAGGCCCTGGACGCCCCGGACATCGCCAAGGGCCTGTCCGCGGAGGCGCTCGCCTCGGTCACCGGCGCCCTCGAGGCGCTGAAGGCTGAGCAGCCGGACCTCGTCAAGGACATCACCACCGGCTCCCCGGTGAGCACCGGCCTGGTCGCGTTCGACCTCGAGGCCCCCGCGAAGATGCTGACGCCGCGGCCCACGCCGCTGCGTAACCGCATCCCGCGTAAGAAGGGCGTCGGCACCTCTCACCGCTTCAAGGTGATCACCGGGTTCACCGGCACCGGCACCGGTGGCGTCGGCTCGCTCCACCCCGGTATCGCGGACACCACCCAGAACAACTTCGCCCCCTCGGGCGCCTCGCAGTCCCTGTACTACGCCCGCGGCCCGAAGATCGCGTACGCCGGTTCCGACGTGACCGTGCCCTACAGCCAGTTCTCCGTGTCGGACGAGGTCACCTGGTCCGCGCAGTACGCCGGCCAGGGCTACCAGGACATCCGGCAGCTGTCCCGGACGTCGCTGATGTACTCGAGCATGCTGCTCGAGGAGCGCATGCTCCTCATGGGCCGTGGCACCGCCGCCGGGTTCTCCGGCGCACTCGCCGCCCCGACCGGCCTGACGCTGGGCACCCCCCGCGCGCCTGTCGCCGGTGAGACCGGCCTGTCCGGTGTGACCACGAACATCTACGTCAAGGTCACCTCGGATGCGGGTGACTTCGGCCAGTCCGTGCTGTCCTCGGCGGCCAACGTGGCGATCGCCAACGGGCAGGTCGTCGACCTGACGTTCACGCTGCCCGCCGGTGCGGTCGGCGCCCGCGTGTACATCTCCACCGGCGCCTCCGACCCCGGTGACGCGTCCCGCTGGTTCTACAGCCGCACTGGCGCCGGAAAGATCACCATCCAGGGTGCGCTTCCCACCTCCGGCGCCGCCGCGTCCACGGTCACCGCGGACACCTCCGCCTACGCCAACGGCTACGACGGCATCCTGCCGATCTGCACCGGGCCGAACGCGGGCTACGTCAACCGGCTCAACTCGACGCTGTCCACCAGCAACCCGGGCGCCGAGTTCCAGACCGCGTTCGCGAAGATGTACGACGCGGTGAAGGCCGACCCGGACCGGATCATGTTCAACGGCTCCGACCGCAAGCAGCTGTCCGACGCACTGAAGGTGAGCTCGTCGTCCAACTACCGGATGACGATCACGCAGGACCAGCTGACCGGCGTGACCCTCGGCGACGTCGTCAACACCATCATCAACGAGGTCACCGGCAGCGGCGTCGCCGTCGAGGTCCACCCGTGGATGCCGCAGGGCAACGCGCCGATCCTGTCGGACACCCTGCCGATCCCGGACTCCAACGTCTCCGACGTGTGGTCGGTGTGGAACGTCCAGGACCTGATGGGCATCGACTGGCCCGTGAACCAGTTCGCGTTCGAGTCCTCGTCCTACTGGTTCGGGACGATGGTTTGTTACGCCCCCGCCTGGAACGGTGCTGTCACCGGCATCGTCGCGGCGTAGTTCCCCATCTGCTGGAGGCCCGCACCACTGCTCCACGGTGCGGGCTTCCGGCGTACCCGGAAGGAGACCGGCATGGCACGTCTGTGCATGCCCGACGGCGCCGTGCGCGGCATCGACATCCAAGGCGCCCAGACCGGCACCACCACCAGCTACACCCCCGGCCGGGACGGAACCGTCACGGTCGACAACCCGCAGCACGAGAAGGCGCTCCGCGAGTACGGGGCGTTCTCGGCGAACCTCGGGGGCCGCACCCGTGGCGGATACCGCTGTACCGATTGTGGGTTCGCGGCATTCATCAAGTCTTGCTCCCGTTGCGGCGGGACCTGCGAAAGGGAGAGCTGATGCCCCCGAGGAAGCGCGCCGCGAGCGCGCCCAAGGCCGACCCGGAGCAGGAGCCGCAGGAGACTCCCGCCGAGGACGCCAACGAAGAGCCGACTGCAGAGGAAGCTCCCGAGCCGGCCAAGGCGGCGAAAAGCCGCGAGCCCGACAAGGCGCCCGCGGATGCCGGGTGGGAAGCGTCGCCGGCAGCACCGGACAGTAAGCCCTCCCTGTGCCGCATCCACTTCGCGGACGGTGTCAGCGACGGCGTGACAGCGGTCGCCTGCGAACACGGCTCCTGGGTCCGAACCTGACCCGAACCAACAGGAAGAGGTGAACGGATGCCCACCGTCCCGTACGTCTCTCCTGCCGCGTTCAAGGCTGAACCCACCTACCTCGATCTCGACGACCTGCGCGTCGGGGATTCGGATCCTGACGCTCAGACCGCCGAGCTGGCGAACATTCTCCTCAAGGCCAGCTCCTGGGCCGACAACCAGATCAACCAGCCGTTCGGTGCGCACACGTGGACGCAGCGCTGCCGGGCCCGCGTGGACCGGGCCGGGAACTTGAAGTTCCATTCCGATCACGCGCCGGTCATCCAGGTCACGTCGGTCGGCTACGGTCTCGCCCCGAACGCCCTGACCACGGTGCCCGGCAGCAGCGCGTGGGTGGAGGACGGAGCCAACGTGGTCGTGCCCCTCGGCGGGAACACCGCCTGGTCGGGGTCGCTGCAATTCGGTCTGCCTCTGTCCGGTGAGGTGTTCGTACAGGCCACGGTCGTGGCAGGGTTCGTCGCCACAACCGTGGGGACGGACGCCCTAGCCGGTGCCACCGCCCTGACCGTCGCCGACCCGACGGGGATCGTCCCGGGTGGCCAGTACCGGATCTGGGAGCCCGGCGTCGAGGAGACGGTCACCGTCTCCCCGACGTGGACGCCGCCGGCCGTCACCGTGCCGCCTGCGGCGGTGTCCGTCACCCTGGCGACGCCCACCAAGTTTGCGCACACGGCGGGCAGTGACTTCTCAGGCCTGCCAGCCGAGGTGCGGACCGCGGTGTCCCAGTACGCGACGGCTCTCCTGATACGCCCGGACACGACAGCCGAGGACGAGTTCCCCAATACGTCTCTCGGCTCGAACACGCGCCGTTCTGACCCGCGTGACGGGTCGGGTCTGATCGCGGACGCTGCCCGGACCCTTGCGTCGTACGGCAGGATCCGATGAGTATCCAGACCGCGCTGGACGGGATCTGCCGGTATTTCGGCGGCCCCTACGACCCGCAGACCCGCACGTACCGGTCCTCGCCGCTGTCCCAGTACGGCGTCGGCGTGGTCCGCAGGGCGTGGGCCAAACGCGATGATCACAACGATTACTTTCACGGCCAGCCCGCGGGAGCGCAGACCGGCTGCCAGATCGTCGTGTGGATTCCCCGCAGCACAGAGACCCGGTTTGCGGTCGCCGGTGCGTCGGGCGGCATGAAGAACGTCCTGTATGAGGTGCAGCTCGCCTGCTACATCCGCTCCCGCACCCCCCACGCCGAGGACGCCCAGGACGACGTGTACGCGCTGCGGGACGCCCTGGTGGAGCACCTCCGCGCAGATCGCACGCTGGCTGGGGCGGTGTTCGAGGCCGGTGAGCACGTCGACGGCGGGTCCGGCTCCATCGACTTCGACTACGGGCAGCCGGAGACGAAAGCCGAGATGACCAAGAGCTTTCTGCTGATGACGTTCCCCGCGCTGGAGATCGTCCAGGCCTGACCCGCCCCCTCTCTTTCCCCTGTTTCCCCACTCTGCCGGAGTTCCGCATGCCTGCGAAGCCTGCCCAAGAGCCGGAGCGCACTCCGGCCCCCACACCCACCCCGGAGACCACCGCCGCGGAGCCGGCCAAGGCCACCGCTGACAAGGCCGCACCGCTCGAGGTGCCCGAGGGGCGTCTGCCCGCCGGGGTCTACGAGTTCACCGGCGCGCTGCCCACCCAGTACCTCGAGGTCCCGCTCACCGCCCACCCCGCCGACGGTGACCAGCCCGCGACGGTGTTCGACTGGCCGTTCACCGCGCCTGACGACGGCCGCTGGCAGCCCACGAAGAAGAAGCCCAACAGCCTGCCGGACAACGCCCCGGCCCACCCGGAAGGGGAGTGACCGGTGCCTACGCCCGCCACTTACGCATCCACAAAGCAGTTCATCGGCATCGCACCGGAGACCACCCAAGGCACTCCGGTCGCGATGACCGCGACCCAGCTGCTGACCACGATGACGCCGTCCGACAAGCCCACGTTCCTGAAGGATCAGTCGTGGCGCGGGTCGATGGGCAACGACGCGTTCGCGCAGATCCTCGGTGTCGGTACCGCCGACGTCAGCCTCGGCGGCCCCGTGTACGGGGACACCGCGGGTTTTTGGTTGCGGAACATCCTCGGTGACGTCGCGGTCACCGGTACCCCGACCGGGTCCGGTGCCACCACCCTGGCCGCTTCGGCTGTGGCCGGAGCCACGTCGATCTCGACGGCGGCGACGATCTCGGCGGGCACGCTGATCCAGATCGGTACCGGCGCCACCGCGGAAGTGGTGACCACGGGCACGCCGTCCGGGTCGGGTCCGTTCACCATCCCGATCACCACCCCGGCGTCCGGTCTGGCGTTCGCGCACGCCTCGGCGCAGGCGGTCACCCCGGTGCAGTCGGCGGGCCCGTTCACCTACGCCTGGTCCCTGCTGAACAGTGGTGGCGGTCAGCCGCCGTCGCACACCCTCACGCACTACCTCGGTACCACCGCGGCTGTCGGCGCCCGCCAGTACCCGGGGTTCTGCCTGAGCCAGTTCAACACCACGTTCAACGCCGAGTCTGAGCTGTTCAGCTGGACGGGTCAGGGCACCTCCTGGCCGTCGGTGGCCGCGGGTGCGGCGCCGACCGCGAACCCCACAACCGTCCTGCCGACCGCGTCGTGGCGGACCAAGGTCGGTATCGGCGGCCCGGCGTCCGGCGGCACCCTGGTGAACACGGTGATGGACGGCGAGGTCGACATCACCCGCGAACTGCAGCCCGTGTTCACCGCCAACGGTGTGCGTACCCCGTACGTCATCCAGCGCGGCGGGCTGTCGGTGGCGGGCAAGCTGAACTTCGGCGCGGTCTCGGATGAGTCGGTGCTGCTGTACATGCTGAACAACACTCAGCCGTCCGTGCAGATCGTCTGCGACAACGGGCAGGTCGGCGCCGCCCAGGTCGTCATCCAGATCGACATGCAGTCCGCGGTGTTCACGCAGGCCGACCCCGACACGAGCAAGGCGGCCGTCGGCTACCAGGCCTCGTTCCAGGCGAACTTCAACACCACGAACGCCGGCGGTAGCGGTGGCATGTCCCCGATCAAGGTGTCCGTGACCTGCGCGGTCGCACCCGGCACCTTCTAGCCCCTTCCCGCACCATCCCCCATGAGCTGCGGTCCCGGAGAGGAAGGGCTCCGGGACCGCACCCCTCCCTTCCGAAAGGTTCCACCGCCATGTCCGAGCGCCAGCCCCTGGCCACACCCGGCTCCTGGGTCCAGATCCGCGACCCCCACACCCTCAAGTCCGGCGACAAGCGGCGTGTCCTGCGCGCCATCCGCGACAACGCCGAAGCCGGCGAACTCGCCCTCGGCATGATGGACGCCATCGCGACGGTCGCCGTGGAGGCGTGGAGCCTGGCGCTGCCGACCCCGTCCCAGGACGTCAAGGTTCTGGACCTGATGGAGATCGGCGACTACGACAAGCTGTCCACGCTCCTCGGCCCCACCCAGGACGCCCTGTTCCCGACCCCGGTCGAGGAAACCGAGGAGCAGGCCAAGGACGAGGCTTCCCCTACCGAGCCTTCCGCCGCCTCGTAGCGCGGTTGGAAGGACGCCCCATTCCCGGCAGTGAGACCGCCCCGGTCACGCTGCTGGAGCAGGCCGCCGACTACGCCTGGTTCGCCGAACGCTGGGGCTGGCCCCCGACGGTGGTCGACGAACAACCAGCGTGGATCATCGCGCGGCTCCCCACGCTCGCCGACGCCCTCGACGAGGCCACCGCCAACGTGCAGGAACGAGCACAACAGGCAGCTGAGCGGCAGGCGGGCAGGTGACCTGGTGTCGGACATCAGCGTGAACGTCTCCGGCGGTGACGCGGTCGAGGCCGCCCTGGGCCGGATCGCACTCAAGGTCCGTCTCGCCACCCGCAGCTCCGTCAGGGAAGCGACCGGACTCGTGCAGCGCCGCGCGTTCGTGGCGCTGTCCCGCTACTCCCACCCGCCGAACACCCCGACCCCGTCACCGCCCGGGGAGCCGCCCGCCCGGATCACCGGGCACCTGGGCGGCTCCCTGTCCCCGACCGGCCCCTACGCGATCGGTGGCGGTTTCGGCGGCAAGCTCGGGCCTACCGCGGTGTACTCCCGCATCCAGGAACTCGGCGGCCGCGCAGGACGCAACCACTCGGTGACGCTGCCGCCTCGCCCGTACATGCGACCCACCCGCGCCTCGATGATCGCCGACGGCTCGTTGCGGCGCGTCTTCGTCGGCGCCTGGCGCCGCGCCCTGTAACCCCCGCCCGTACCGCCTGAACAACTGAACAGAGACGGGGGTGCCGTGTCCGACTACCTGCCGCCCGTAGTTGTCGAACTCGAGGGCCGCGACCAGAAACTCCTGGACACCCTGACCCGGGCCAAGGCCCAGGTGCGGGCGTTCGTGGCCGAGGTTGGCCGTCTCAACGCCACCATCAAGGTCGACGTCAAGCTGAAAGACGGCGCGCTCGCGGAGGTCCGGCGCCGCGTCAACGAGAGCCCCGCGGCAAAGCTGAAGGTGGACCTTCAGCTGGGTGCGGGGCAGCGTGACGAGCTCCGGGCGCAGCTGGAAGGCCGGCCGATCCAGGCGACCGTCAAGCCGGTCATGGACCAGGCGGCGCTGCGCCGCGTGAAGGACGCCCTTCGGGTGCTGGGCCACCGTATTGACGTCCCGATCCGCCCGGACCTCGACGACGGTTCCGTGCGGCGCGCCCGAAGGCGCCTGGACGACCTGTCTCGGAACAGGACGGTGACGATCCGAACCCGGGTCACCGGTGACGGCAACCGGCGCCCCGGCAACGGAAGCGGCTCGGACTCGGATTCGAAGTCGCCCCTGGACGGCGGTCTGCTGAAGGCGCTGCTGCCGTTCGCTCCCGCGCTGATGCCGATCGCGGCGGAGGCAACGGCGGTCGCGGGCGCGGTCGGCGCCGCCACGGTGGCCGTGGGCGCGTTCGGGCTGGCGGTCAAGTCACAGCTGGGCGCCATCTCCGGGCTCAGCGACGCGCAGGGCAAGTACAACGCCGCGGTCGCCAAGTATGGGCCGGCTTCCAAGCAGGCCTCGCAGGCCTCGCAGGCTCTGTCGCAGGTCATGGACGCAATGCCTCCGCAGACGCTGAAGGCGGCCGCCGCGTTCAGCAACCTGCAGGGCGACTTCGCCAACTGGTCGAAGAGCCTGGCGAAGTTCACGATGGTGCCCGTCACCCAGGGCATCGCGGTGCTGGACGCGGTGCTGCCGAAGCTGTCGCCGCTGGTGAAGGACACCTCCGCCCAGTTCACTCGGCTGACGACCCTGCTTGCCGCGGGTGTGAGCAGCGGCGCGTTCGACGGGCTGATGTCCCGGTTCACCACGTTCACGAACAGCGTCCTGACGAAGGCTGTCGACGGCGTCATCCACTTCGCGCGAGTCCTGTCCCAGGGCGGCGGAAGCAACACGTTCTCCCAGTTCATGGAGTACGCGAAGGCCAACGCGCCGCTGGTGAAGGAGACCCTGGCCAACCTGGCGAAGGCGGTCCTGAACATCCTGAAGGCGGCCTCGCAGGCCGGTCCGGGCATGCTCACCCTGGTCAACACCTTCGCCAAGCTGGTGGCTGCTCTGCCACCGTCGGTGATCGCCACCCTGATGCAGGTCGCTGCGGCCATCAAGCTCATCAGCCTGACCAGGGCCGGAATCACCGGCATGGTGGGGCCTCTGCAGAGCTTGGGTACGCGGCTCACCGCGTTGCGGACAGCGGCATCCGGTGCCGGTGGCGGTCTGGCCGGGCTGCGGGCCGCGTTCGCCTCGCTGGGTACGGCCACCAAGGCGACCCTCATCGTCGCGGGCATCGCCGCTGTCGCCGTGGCCGTGTCGAAGCTTGCGTCGCTGGGCCGGAAAGCGCCCCCGGACGTCGACAAGCTCACCAACTCCTTGGGCAGGCTCGGCGCCACCGGGCAGGTCAACGGCGAGGCGCTGAAGGCGTTCGGTGCACACCTGGACGGACTGCGGGACTCCGTGAAGTCCTTCGTCGCCCCGAGCGAGCTGGACCACATTCAGCAGGGCCTGGTCAAGGTGCTCACGCTGGGGATATCCGACTCCACCCCGCGCAAGGAGGCCAAGGAAAACCTCGACGCGATCGACAAGTCGCTGACCAACCTGGTGCAGGGCGGGCACGCGGACATGGCGGCCGCTGCCCTGACGAGGCTGAAGGCCGCGTACGGCAAGGGCGGGCATGACGTCGGCGCGTTCACCTCGCACCTGAAGGACTACAAGCAGGCCGTTGACGACGCCAAGTTCGCACAGGAACTGGCCGCCGATTCGCAGGGCGTGTTCGGCCAGCAGGCACTGAAGGTGCAAGCCGCCCTGGACAAGCAGAAGGCGGCGGCACAGGGGCTTCAGCAAGCCATCTTGGACCTCAACGACACCAACCGGAACGCGCTGGACGCCGAGTCGGCGTACCAGCAGGCCATTGACGACGCCACTGCGGCGATCAAGGGTCACCGTGACGCCCTGCACATGAGCAACGGGCAGCTCGACCTCAACAGCAAGAAGGCCCGTGAGGCGTACGCGCCGCTGAGTCAGCTCGCTGCGGCTGCCGAGGCCAACGCGACCGCGACACTGCAGCAGACCGGCAGCCAGGACAAGGCCAACCGGGTGCTGATCGACGCGCACGCCCAGCTGGTGCGGGTGGCCCGTCAGATGGGCCTGAGCTCGTCTGAAGCCAACGCGCTTGCGGACAAGCTCGACAACATCAAGGACCCGAAGATCCAGGTCACGGTAGCCGCCATGAAGGCGGAGGCCGATCTCAGGGCGTTCTACGCGGCGGTGAAGGCGTCACCGAGCGCGAAGTCGGTGACGCTGAAGACGCTGTCGTCGGCGGCTGAGAAGGTGCTGGAGTCTTTCGGCTTCAAGGTCACGCACCTGAAGAACGGCTCCGTGAAGATCACGGCGTCGAACGGTCAGGCACTGTCCGCGATCGGCAGCGTCAATGCCGCGCTCCGGGCCCTCAACGGGCGCGTTGCCACGACCTACGTGAAGACGGTCCGGATCGGCGGCACCTACGGCAACAAGCAGGTCCCGTTGTCCGCGCATGGTGGTCTGCTGCGCCGAGCTGGCGGCGGCACCGTGGCCGAGATGCAGCATTTCGACCAGGGCGGCTACATCCAGGGGCCGGGCGGCCCCACCTCCGACAACATCCTCGCATCGTTCGCCTCGGGCGCCATATCCCGTGTCTCGAACTCGGAGTACGTCATCCAGGCGAGCGCGGTCCGTAAGTACGGGGTGGCCCTCCTCAACGCCCTGAACGCGGGACAGCTCAGGCTCGCCGGGTACGCCAAGGGCGGCCACGTCAAGAAGATGTCGCAGGCGGAGAAGGACGCCCGCAGCCAGCTCACCAGCAGCTTCGGGATCTCCTACTTCGGGCAGCAGGCGGGTTACTTCCGTACCCCGTTCGAGCACGGTCTCGCTGTGCCGACGGACGTCAACGCTCTGGTGTCGTCCCTCAATCAGCTTTCCGGGCAGATCAAGAAGGCGTTCTCCGGCAAGACCGAGACGTCGCTGCTCAAGCAGCTCGACAAGGCCGGGAAGTCCCTGATCGTCTACGAGAAGCATCTGACGCAGGTCAACGCCGCCCTGGCCTCGGCCAAGTCCAAGCTGGACGACCTGAAGAACTCGGCGGCTCAGTTGAAGTCGTCGGTGTCCTCCAGCGTCATGCAGAACGCCGGCATCGTCACGCAGGCCCCGCAGGCAGGGTTCGCGCTCACCAGCCAGGACGTGCTGAACAACATGGCGTCCGAGGTGTCGAAGAGCATCGCGTTCTCCAATCAGCTGCAGCAGCTGAAGAAGCGCGGGCTGAGCGCCGACCTGCTGGCGCAGATCGCTGCGGCGGGTGTCGATCAGGGCGGGGCGACTGCGGCCGCGCTGGTCGGGGCGAGCGACTCCACGATCAAGCAGCTCAACAGCTTGCAGTCCCAGGTGAAGAAGTCTGCCGACGCGGCCGGCTCGGCGGTGGCGGACTCGATGTATGGGGCTGGGATCAGGGCTGCTGAGGGGTTGGTCAAGGGCCTGGAGAAGGATCAGAAGGCCATCGAAGACCAGATGATGAAGATCGCCAAGGGTATGGAGAAGGCGATCAAGAAGGCTCTTGGGATCAAGTCGCCGTCCACGGTGATGGCTGAGGTCGGCCACTACACGGCCCTCGGTCTCGCCCAGGGCATCGACAGCAGCAGCCAGATCGTGGAAGACGCCATGAACGGCATGATCCTGTCGGTTCACAAGGGCGCCGCCCTCGCGGTCATGCCCGGATGGACAGGGTTCGCCGTGCGAGGCGCCCGCAACAACGACATGGTCATCCACAACCACCACTACCACTTCAACATCGAAGGCAACGCGGTGACCATGGACCGCCTCTCGAAGGACGTCGAAGCCGCCTTCCTGAGGAGAGGCATGCGCAACCCGGTGACGTACGCGGCATACAAGCGCTGACCCCAGCAGGAGACCGAGGGCGCCACCGGGCGCCAGTTAGGCAGGTGCCCGGTGCCCAACCCCAAGCTGGAGACGCTCGTCGACGCGTTCACCACGCCGACCATCAACACCACGCTGTGGGGCAGCATCACGGCCGGCGCGGTCACGCTGGACACCGTCAACGACGAGATCTCCGTGGCCGTGCCGACCACCTCCGGCGCCACCAACAGCTTCGGCACGAGCGCCCTGTACGACGCCACCAACTCGTCCATCTACGCGCAGGTTGGGGTCGCCGCCAACGGCGCTGGCAATGTCCGCACCGCCATCCGTATCCGGTTCGACGCCACCAACGCCGTCACCATGCGTGTCGAATCCGGCGTCTTCAAGTTCACCTCCCAGACCGGCACGACGACCACCCTCACCCTGCCGACGTACGACCCGCACGCCCACCGGTGGTGGAGGCTGCGGGAGTCCGCAGGCTCCTTCTATGCCGCGACCTCCCCGGACGGCCTGACGTGGACCGAGTGGGGATCCCTGACCTACGGTTTCGACGCCACCAACATCACCTTCCGGCTCGAGTCCGTAGCCAACGCCACCGAAGTCGCCGGGAACCTGTCGACAATCGCCCACGTCAACACCCGCGCCGGCGGCCAGTACAACAACAACTGGCCGCTCATCGAGGACGCCTGGGGCCCACTGTGGACAGCGAACGCGGGCTCGATACCACTGGACCGGTACATCGAGGTCTCTGCCCGTACCCGTGATTCCGTGTCCGTCTCCCGCGGCCGCCAGTACGAGCTGGACCAGGTCCGGTCGGGTGAGGCCAGCCTCACGCTCGACAACACCGATTCGGCGTTGGACCCGACCAACACTGCGGGCCCCTGGTACGGGCACATCCAGCCCTACCAGCCGTACCGGCGGCGCGCCCAGTGGCCGCCGACCAGAAACCTGTTGGACCAGGTGCAGGCCACCGCCGGTGACCTCGGCGGCTACCCGACGGGCACCATCCCGAGCGGATCGGGCGGCATCGCCGTGTTCTCCGCCACCGACAGCAGCGGCGGCAGCATCGTCTCCTCCACCTCCGCCTGGCAGGGATCGACCGTCTTTCAGTTCGCTGTTCCCAGCGGCTCGGGGAGCACCACCCGCATCTGCTACACGCCGCGCTTCGGTGCTGTGCCCGGGCAGACGTACACCATGCAGATCCGGGCCCGGAACGTAACCGCGTCGACGTCCCTCACCGTGCGGGCCTTTATCGGCTACTACCAGAGCACCGGCGGTTCCATACTTCAGGGCGGATCTCCGGCGACTCTGACGGGTTCAGCGACCGCCGGGTGGACGACTCTGACGGTGACGTTCACGCTGCCTGCCGGCGCCTTCGCCATGTCTTACGGGCTGCGAATGGACTCGGCAGCGGCGTCCACCTGCAGCATCCAGGTCGACGGCTGGCAGCTGGAGAAGGGCAGCACCGCCACGACCTGGCAGTGCCCGGGCGCGTGGCAGCCCGTGTACGCCGGTTGGACGGAACGTTGGCCGTCGTCGTGGAACCTCAGCGGATCGTACGGGGTCGTCTCTCCCGCAGCAGTCGACACGTTCTCCCTGCTCAGCCAGCGGAAACTCAGTGACTCCCTGACCATGGAGCTGAACTCCAACAGTCCCAGGTTCGTGTACAAGCTGGATGACCCGAGCGGCTCGACCAGTGTGGCGGACTGGACGGGCAACAATGCGCCCGCTCAGCTTGGCATCAGCAAGTACGGTGCGGGGTCGATCACCTTCGGCAACGCGATCACGGCAGCTACCTCGACCGGCGTGTACACCGGGGGCAGCGGCACCGTCGCCACCGTGGCCAACGCCAACCCGGGATCGAACCTCATCGGTGCGGCCACCTTCATCCAGCTGGGGTCGGCCGGCATCCTCGGGCCCACTGATCCATCCGCCTGGACCCGCATGATCGCATTCCGGTATACGGGTCCCAACCCGCCATCGGCCATGGCCGTTCTCTGGTCGGCTTTCGACCGGCAGCGCGCCAACGGCAACCCGTCCGGCTCCGCCTTCTACTTCCGTATCGGATCGGACGGCAAATTCGGGGTGTTCCTCCGCGGCCCCGCGGGCGGCTCAGGCTCCGTCTACACGGATTCGTTCACCAACTCGGCTGACGGCAACTGGCACCTGGCGCTCGTCTCCTACAGCCGAGCCAACGGCAGTCTTTCCATCTACCTTGACGACGCGATCACCAGCTACTCGGGGCTGGTCGCTGCCGACGAACCCACCGGCCTGGTCAGTGACAACGTCGGCGGCTACGTCGACCCCACCATCGGCAACGGAACCGCCTGGAACTACGCGGGCGACATCTCCTTCGTCGCGGAGTTCCCGTCGGCTCTGAGTGTGGCAGCGCAGGCCATCTACAGTGCGTGGATATCGTCGTGCAGCGGAGAGCCCAGCGACTCCCGTTACGCCAGAATCCTGCGGTACGCCGGATATAACGGTCCGTCGACCCTGCAGCCCGGCATGACCGCCAGCATGGGCCCGGCCGTCATCGACGGCCAGGACGCCATGTCAGCGCTGCAGGCGGTCGTGGACACCGAAGGCGGAGCCCACTTCGTCGACGCGGCCGGTGCCATCCAGTTCAAGGCCCGCAGCGACCGGTACAACGCGCTCACCCCGCAGTACACCTTCGGTGAGCGTGCCGACCTCGGCGAGTGGCCGTACGAGGACTGCCAGCTGGACTACGACAGTACCCACCTCAGCAATGAGGTCACTGTCACGCAGGAGTCGACGGGGCAAACGTTCCGGGCGACCGACGCAGCTTCGATCGCCGCGTACTTCCCGCGGCTGCTGTCCCGGACCATCAACTCGACCAGTTCCGGCGAGTGCCAGGACGCGGCGGGCTACCTGCTGTCCCGCTACCGTCAGCCCGCGCAGCGCGTCAGCTCCATCAAACTGCACCCCTCCGCGAACCCGGCCCTGTGGCCGGTGTGCCTGGGTTTGGAACTCGGGGCTCGGGTGCGGGTGATGCGTCGGCCGCCCGGCGGGGCGCCTGTCCAGGTGGACTGCTTCGTCGAGAACATCGCGTGGGAGTTCGACAACACGGGCGAGGCGTGGGTAACGCTGCAATGCTCGCCCGCCGACCTCACCCCGTACGCGATTTTCGCCGCGTTCCACACCACGCTCGCATCCACGATCGCAGCCGGGGTTTCCACGATCACCATCAACGCCGGAAGCGACAACCAGAATCCGGCGGCCGCGCAGATCGGGCAGGGCCAGCAGCTGGTCCTCGGCCTCGGCACGGCCAACGCTGAGACGGTCACGGTGCTGTCCGTTGCCTCGACCTCGCCCGGCTGGGCGACGGCCACGGTCACTTTGCAGGCTGCCACGACCCAAGCGCACACCGCCGGCGACATCGTGTGCGAACCGCTGCCCAGCGGGATCACGGACCCGGCCACGTACGACGCGAGCGCCAAGTTCGACGCGTCCAACTTCGCCTACTGAAAGGAGGTGGTGATTATGGCCAATCTTCCGATCCCGACACTCACCGCCCCCACGGTGGGCGCCTACGACACGGGCGCCTGGTGGAACGCCAACGTGTACAGCCCGCTCACCTACGGGATGAACCCGCCGATCTTCTGCGCCACGCAGACGCTCGCCCAGTCCCTCGCATCCAGCGCCTGGACGACGATCACCCTGGATACGGAGCAGCACGACACCTACGGCGGGCACAGCACGACCACCAACTCCAGCCGGTACACCGCGCAGATCGCCGGCTGGTACACGGTATGCGGGGTGACCGCGTGGGCTGCGAACAGCACCGGTGCACGCGGTTCCCGCCTCCACGTCAACGGGGCCATCGTGCAGGGCAGCGGCCAGCTGATAGCCACCATCTCCGGCAGCACCATCGTCGGCGTCTCCACGCCCACCAGGGCGGTCTTCCTGAACGCGGGGGACTACGTGGAGTTGGCCGGGTTCCAAAGCTCCGGCGCGGCCCTGAACACCGGTGTCGCCAGCGGCAACGACCTCGCGTCCGCGCTGTTCGTGGCCTGGGCCCACGTCTGAGGAGGCGATCGTATGGCGAACCTGCCGGTCCCGACCCTGGCCTCCGAACTGGCCAACAACTCGTTCACGGCGGCCCTGGCCCGGGCGGGGATCTACAACACCGGGCAGTTCTTGCTGAACGTGCCGCTGTTCGTGGGTACGCAGACCACCTCCCAGTCCATCGGGAACGCGGTCTCCACCTGGACGGCACTCTCCCTGAACACCAGCCAGGTCGATACGTACGGCGGGCACAGCAACGTCACGAACAACACCCGCTACACGGCGCAGGTGACCGGCTGGTACGCGGCGTGCGGGGTGGCAGCGTTCCTCTCGAACGCCACGGGGGTGCGCGGTACCCGCCTCCAGGTCAACGGGGCGGTCGTGCAGGGAACCGCCCAGATGGGGATCGCCGTCACCTCGGGCTCCGGTACCGCCCTGTCCACGCCCGTCCGCACGATCCGCCTCAACGCCGGCGACTACATCGAGGTCGCCACCTGGCAGTCCTCCGGCGGATCGCTGTCCACCAGCGTGGCATCCGACATGGCCTCGGCGCTCTGGGTGTGCTGGGCCGGAACCTGACCCCGAATAAGGAGACGACATGGTGAATCTCCCCGTCCCGGTGCCCGCATCGGAGGCCCCCGGAGACTCGGTCGCCTCCACGCTGTGGAACTCCCAGGTCCGCGACGGCCTGGGTTTCCTGCTTGCCGAGCCCGCGTTCGTCGGCACACAGACCGCATCCCAGAACGTCCTCACCAGCACCTGGACAGCGATCTCCATCAACACCAGCCAGGTCGACACCTACGGCGGGCACAGCAACGTCACGAACAACACCCGCTACACCGCACAAGTCCCGGGCTACTACAGCGTGTGCGGAGTGACCTGCTGGAGCGCCAACGGCACCGGCACCCGCGGCTCCCGCCTCCAGATCAACGGCGCCGTGATCCAGGGGACCGCGCAGATGGTCACCCCTTCCAGTACCAACATCACCGGCGTCGCCACACCCCTGCGCACTCTCTACCTCGGCGTCGGGGACTACGTAGAACTGGCGGGCTGGAACTCCAGCGGCCTCGCCAGCCCAGGCCTTGCCACCGGTGTCGCCTCCGACCTCTCCAGCGCCCTGTACGTCGCCTGGACCCACGCCTGACAAGGGAGACCCTCCTTGACCGCCCCGACCCCGGAAACGACGCTCGGCTGTTCCTGCATTGGCTGCACAGCGACGCCGCTCGTGCAGTGGCAGCGCCGGCCCACCACGGATGAGCTGGCCGCGATCGTCACCGTGGAGCAGTCCCGCCGGGACGCGGTGCTCGGTGCTGCGGACCCGCAGCAGCCTGCGCCTGAGTTCGGGGCACTGCCGACCGAAGCGGACACCTTGATTGCTGTGTTCGCATGCGGCCAGCACGCCATCGGCCAGGACCTCGCCGCACTCGTTCACGCCGCCGACTGCACGGCCCCGGACCCGGCCACCCTGCCGGGCTGCAACTGCACCCCCGAACCGGCACCCGCACCACAGCCCGAGCACACCGTGGCCCTGCCACTGCCCGACCACTGGGCCTGACATGCCCGCGTTCGTCTGACAACATTCTTCCGAAGCCCCCGGAATTGGTTGCACCCGGGGGCTTCCTCATGCCCAGGAGCACCATGCCCAGCCCCGCCCGCAAGTACGGCCGCCGCGCACCGAAGAACGCCCCGGCCCTCAAGTTCGCCCGCTTCTTCACGGGCAAGATCCCCGCTCACCCGGCCGCGGCGGACTACCTCGCGCGTCTCGCCGCCTGGCAGATGCTTGGGAACGACATGGCTGGCGACTGTGTCGCCGTCACGTGGGCCAACGTCCGCCGCCTCGTCTCCTTCATCGCAGGAGCCGAGAACTACCCGTCGCAGGATGAAGTGTGGGCGGTCTACAAGACGCAGAACCCGCACTTCGACCCCAACGGCGACCCGAACGTCAACGGGCCCGGCTCGCAAGCCGACGGCGGCATGGACATCCAGACGCTGCTGGAGTACCTGCACAAGGTCGGCGGCCCGGACGGGAAGAAAGTGCTGGCCTTCGCAAAGGTCGACCCGTCCAGCCCGGACGAGGTCAAGGCCGCGATCAGCATCTTCGGGTTCGTGTGGACGGGCATCGTCGTCCAGGACGCCAACATGCAGGACTTCAACGCCGGCAAGCCCTGGGACTACCACCGCTCCAGCCCGGACGACGGCGGACACTCCGTCATCACCGGCGGCTACGGCGCGCCCGGTAACGGCCCGCTCGGCGGCGACGAACGCTTCATCACCTGGGCCGCCGAGACCAGCTTCACCGACCGGTACTGGTCGAGGAAGGTCGAGGAGGCCTGGGTCGTCATCTTCGAGGAGCACCTCGAGCACCCGGCGTTCCAGGAAGGCGTCGACCTGGCCGCGCTCGCCGCGGACTACACCGCGCTGACCGGTAAGCCGTTCCCGGCCGTTGTCCCGCCGCAGCCGACCCCGGTACCCACCCCTCCTCCTGTTCCCACGCCTTCTCCGGTGGATCCTCGACTGGTTCAGGTCCTGGGCCTGAGCCAGCAGATGCAATCCCTGATGAACGCGTGGGGGCACGACAACCACGTAACAGGAGCCTGACCCGATGATCCACGGCATCGACGTCTCCGCCTACCAGCCCGAGACGTACAGCACCGCAGGCCTCGACTTCGTCATCGTGAAGGCGACCGAGGGCCTGTCGTACACCAACCCGCGCATGGCCGGGCAGGCCAAGCGCGCACGCGACGCGGGGCTGGTGGTCGGCTTCTACCACTACCCGCACATGGCCAACGACCCGCACGCGGAGGCCGACCGCTTCCTCAAGACGGTCGCCTGGCAGCCGGGAGACATCGTCGTCCTCGACTGGGAGGGCTACGACAGCGCCAACCAGGGCGTCAGCAAGGCGCGGCAGCTCGCCTACCGCGATGCCTGGCTGCCCTACGTCAAGGGCAAGATGGCCGCCCACAAGGTCGGCATGTACTGCAACACGGACTACTGGCTGACCGTCGACACGTCTTCGACCTGCGGTGACTTCCTGTGGATCGCCACAGGCGGCCGGCCCGCTGGCGACCCCGGCATCAAGTACCCGTGGACGTTCCACCAGTACAGCACGGCGAACAACATCGACCACGACGTGGCGAACTTCCCCGACAGGGCCTCCCTGCGGGCGTGGGCCAACCCGGCGCAGCCCAAGCCGCCGGCCCCCAAGCCGACTCCGAAGCCTGCTCCGAAGCCGTCCGTGTCGCTCAAGCACATCGTGTACGCCGCGCAGCACGACCCGCAGGCGTCGCAGGGCCACACCTCGCACAAGGCCGAGGTGCTGCTCGTGGAGAAGGCACTGCACGCCGAGGGTCTCCTTGCTGCCCAGTACATCGACGGCTCCTTCGGCACGAAGACCATCGCCGCCTACGCCGCCTGGCAGAAGCGCACCGTGCCCGGCCCCTACGACGGCATCCCCGGCAAGACCAGCCTCTCGAAGCTCGGCCAGAAGCACGGCTTCGGCGTCACCGCCTGACCACTCCCACGGCATCGCGGAAGTGATGCCCCACCTCAAGAAACGAGACCCCCATGAAGATCTTCAATCGGGAGCCGGCCGCGCTCCTCGGCCTCGTCGCCGTCGTCATCAAGCTGCTCGCCGCGTTCGGTGTCGGCCTCACCTCCGACCAGCAGGCCGTCCTCAACGCCGTCGCTGCGGCCGTCGTCGGCCTGGTCGTCGCCGTCATGGCGCACGACGCGCTCGCCGCCCCCCTGTACGGCCTCGCCCAGGCCGCGCTCGCCCTCGCTGTCGGCTTCGGACTGCACTGGTCCGCCGACCAGCAGGCCATCGTCCTGTCCTTCGTGCAGGTCGCCGTCGCCATGTTCGTACGGACGCAGGTCACCGCGGGGCAGCTGAAGCAGCCCGCCAGCGTCGACGCCTGACCCGTTCCCTTCCCCACCCCCCACCGGGAGCCTGAAGTGAGTGATGAGCCGTCTCTGGGAGAGCTGGGACGGCTCATCCAGCTTTTAAGAGGTGATGTCCGCGAGGACATGGCGGCTATCACCGCCCGCCTCGACAAGCTGGTGAGCGCTGACGTATACGCCGCGGAAAAAGAGGCGATAGCGAAGGACATCAGCGACCTCGGAAGAGGCCTCGAGCGGCTCGCTGCGAAACAGGAGCAGGACGTGAAGGCCCTCCAGGAGCAGCGCTCCCAGGACGCCAACAGGGTCACGCAAACCCGCCGCTACCTGGTCGCCTCCGTCATCATTCCGATCCTCGGGCTCGTCATCCCAGTCATCCTGTTCATGGTTGGAGGGAAGTCTTGAATCCCCCGAGGCTTGGCAGCCGGGTGGAAATACGGAAGCGCCATCGGCGAGGGAATCTGATCGCGGCTGCGGCGATCGTCTTAGCAGCCGGTGCGCTGGCTGCCGTAGTGAGCGCGTTCCTCATCCTGTCGCGGGATCTGGCGCACGCCAACGATGCACGCGACAAGCTCGCGGCGCAGGTACAGGCTTTGGGCGGGACGCCCGTGGCGGGCCCGCCCGGATCCCGCGGCGCACCCGGTCTGACGGTCGTCGGGTCTCCTGGCCCGTCCGGTCCGCCGGGGCCTCCAGGTGCGCCTGGCAAGGACGCTCCGACGATCACACCGAGTCCAGGTTCGCCCGGCCCGACCGGTCCGACCGGCCCGCCGGGTGCCCCGGGCGCTGATTCCACCGTTCCCGGGCCTACGGGGCCGGCCGGGCAGGACGGCGCCTCGGGTGCGCCCGGCAAGGACGGCAGTAACGGGTCGCCGCCGTCGGAGTGGACGTACACCGACCAGGACGGCAACACCTACGACTGCAGGCCCGTCGACAACTTCGACCCGGACCACCCCCGCTACAAGTGCACGCCGTCCAGCACGCCCCGCTCGACGCCGTCACCGAGTTCTAGCCCGAGCCAGCAGTCCGACAAGAGCGACAGTCCGTCCGAGCTGCTCCCGACCGGGCTGCACCTCGATGGCTGACGCCGTCCGCACAGTAGGAGAGACGTTATGAGCGTGGTGTGGAACGGCCTGCTTGCCGCGGCCGGCGGCGCAGTCGTCGTGGGTACCGGTGTGGAGGTGTATGCGCTGCGTTCCCGGCAGCCGGGCGACACCCTGTCGGAGCACATCCGGCCGTGGGCGAAGCAGCACCGCGGCCTGTTCCTGGCCGCCTGCGGGACGCTGGTCATCGTGGGCGTCTGGCTGCCGGGCCACATCCTGGGAGGCTCCTGATGACCGACGCCGCCCCGCGGAAGCTGGTCGTCGTCGACGGCCGGATACTGCTGCAGGCCTGCACCCTCTACCGGGGTCATGCGTGTGCGGTGATCGAGCAGCATCACATCTGCCCGCGCTCGTGGTGGCAGGGGAAGCCGATCAATACGCCGATGGCCGCGATCTGTCCGACGTGCCATTACAACATCCACGCCGCGATCGACGGCATCATCGCCGGCCGGGACGTGTCCGCGCTCCCGCCCCGCTGCGTTGCTCTCGCCCGGCAAGCGCTCCTGATCGCCGAACAGAACGGACTGACCCCGGCCCCCACCCTGTGACCCGACTACGAGGTGCCCCGCTCCCCGCCACACGGCAGGGGAGCGGGGCACCTTCGTCGTTTCCCCTCGAACGTACGATGGGGTCGTGAGCAACGCCGCCCCTTCCGTCAGACCCAAGCCGCCTCTGCCGACGTGCCCGCCGGCGCAGGTCGGACCGTGCGCGAAGTGCCAGGAGCCCACCCACCGGTACGGCTACGGCGGCAACCCGTTGTGTGTGGTCTGCTTCGCGGAGCTGGAGGCCTGGCGGGCCGCCCAGGGGAAGTGAGCAGGGGGAACGGCTCGCCGCCGCAGGCCTAGGCTCGCCGCGTGCTCCTCTCCGATTACGACCTCCACGAGGCGATAACCGCTCGCCGGCTCGGTGTCACCCCGTACGACCGGGAAATGCTGCAGCCCGCCAGCATCGACGTCCGCCTGGACCGGGACTTCCTGGTGTTCAACAGCCACCGGCACACCCACATCGATCCGTCGGTGGAGCAGGAGGACCTGACGCGCCTGGTGCGGGTCGAGGGCGGGGATCCGTTCGTTCTGCACCCGGGGGAGTTCGTTTTGGCCTCCACCTTCGAGCTGGTGTCGCTGCCCGACGACCTAGCTGCCCGGCTCGAGGGCAAGTCGTCGCTCGGGCGGCTGGGCCTGGTCACGCACTCCACCGCCGGGTTCATCGACCCCGGCTTCGAGGGCCACATCACCCTCGAGCTTTCCAACCTCGCCACGTTGCCCATCTTGCTGTGGCCGGGGATGAAGATCGGTCAGCTCGCGGTCTCCCGCATGACCTCGCCGGCTGAGTTCCCGTACGGCTCCGCGGAGCGCGGTTCGAGGTATCAGGGGCAGCGGGGGCCGACCGCCTCGAGGTCCTGGCAGAGCTTCCACCGCACCGTGCTGCCGGCCTGACAGGGGGAAGGCCCCCACCAGTGGGAGGGGCCTTCCGGGTCCGACTGTTAGTGCCGGTTCTCCCACCAGACGATGAGGAGGCTGACGGCGCCGCTCCCGACGCCGTACGAGACACCGCGAATGACCTGGTGCTTAACCGTGCGGCCGTAGCGTGCAGCCTTCGCTGCAGCCCAGTCGCGCAGGCTATGGAGGACACGCAACAGCTGATGCGTTACCGTGGGGTCGTCGTCATCTTGCATGGCGAGGTGCCTTTCTCTATCTACGGGTAGGCGCGCGCAGAGAGCCCTCCGGCGGAGGCGTCGCAACCAGTTGCCGGGTAGCAGGGCTCTCTTTGCGTTAGGGGGCAGTCTAGGCGGCGTTGGTAGAGTTCGTGGATTCGCGTGTCGCTAGGGTCAGGTAGGCGACGGCAGTTGAAGGCGCGTCAGGATGACGCCAGGACGTCGGTAGGACGTCAGCAGTGCACGCCACCAATGACCTTTTGTGCATCCCGTCACAGTCGGCCACGTCTGGCCCCCGGGCGGGATGACGTACACGGTAGGGGAGCGGATCAGCCACCGCACAAAGCCGCCGCCGGTCCCGGCCAGCTCGGCATCTCTGCAGGTCAGGATGTGGCCCACAGATACCCACACATGAACACAGCTGGATGCCTGCAAACTTCTGACAACTTCCGCTAGCTGCGGCTTCGCTGGTCGCTAGCGAGTTGGCTGAATCTCGCCACTTGCCGCTACTGTGCATGACGAGGCCCCGCCTGCTTACCTCAGGCGGGGCCTCGCTGGATCCGGTCTGCTACTTTTCGTCGACGGCGTGGTGGCCGACCCATTCGACACCGGACACGACGCCAGTGCTGGCGGTACCGACGAAGCTGGGCGCCCAACCGTCGGCGATGAACTTGGCGGCCGCAGCCGCAGGCACCCACCGGTTCCCGCGCTCCGGGTCGGACATCCAGGCGGCCAGTTCGTCGGCCGTGGTGAACACCGGGCTGACGGGGGATCCCTCGGACACGGTCTCCCACAGCTGCCAGCCGTCACCCTGTGGCGGGTCCGTCTGCTTCCACGCTTCCGCCTCGGCGCGCTGGCCCTCGTACCTCTCGATGCTGCCGTGACCCTTGCAGGTGGGGCAGCGCTCTTCGACGCCTTCCCGCTCGCACCGAGCCTGGATCACGACGTGCGCGTTGATCCCGTCGTGTCCCATACCGCGAAGAGACCACTCGTTGACCTGCTCGGCCGTCGGGTGCACCGGCGGCTCGATCTTCTGCCAGCCCTTCCCCGGGACCACCTTGTGGGTGAAGTCGTAGAGCCGGCCACCGGCCACCAGCGCGTCCACGTCCTCCTGAGACAGGTGGTGGGACCAGCTGCCGTTGAACAGGTCCGCCAGGCGCTGCGCCTCACGGACGATGGCGGCCTCGCCGGTGCCGTAGTAGTCCGGCGCGTTGGACACGTTGCGCTCGGCGAACGCCCGCACGGCCGGGCTGTCGTGCCGCCACGGCGTGGACCCGGTGCTGGCCGGGTCGAAGGGCAGCTTGCCGTACCAGAGGTCGTACAGGTTCTGGGCCTGCGGCGAGTAGCCGTTCCGGCAGTCGGGGCAGTCGTCCTCGTCGAACTGGTCGGGCGTGAGGAAGCCCTCCCAGACCTTGTTCAGCGGCCAGTCGAACTCCAGCGGCACGCGGCGTACTTCTCGTCCCATGGTTCCCCCAGTTTCAGTGGTACCGGTTGACGTGGTTGTTGATGCTCTCCCGGGTGCCCCGGTAGCCGCAGCCGCGCGGGCACGTCTCCCAGATCCCCTGATCGACGGCCGCCTTCGTGACGGACGTGGCGTCGGTCGGACCGTAGCCGTGGGTGTGGAGCATCTGCGCGACGGACGCGCCGTGGTGGATGGCGAGGAACGCGGCTTCGGCGACTTTGTCGTGGCCGGCGGCGAAGAACCGGCCGTAGCCGATCTCCTTGCCGCAACCGCAGTAGCAGAAGCCGGTGGGCTGAGCGGTGTCGTTGCTCACTGTGTCCTCAGATCTGGTTGGGCTGGAGGTCGAAGGCGAGGACGATCCCGCCCCGAGCGTGCGGGTCCTTTTCGTCGATGAAGCTGCGGATCGCGTTGAGCATGTCCAGGCGGGTCGCCTCCGGATGTGGCGTCCACGTCCCCTGATAGCTGTTTACGTAGAACCCGCCAGCGTTGGGCGTCTGGATCACCATGAGCCAGAAGTGAGTTCCCTGCTGCTTCTCGGAAGCTGTCATGCCGTCAGGTTAGCGCGGCTTGACTACTCAAGACAACCCAAGGAATCCAAGGATCACGTCGGGAAGTCGACCCCCAGAAAGGCCCCTAGGGCCGTCGAACTCGGAGACGCCGGTACGCGGAGACGTTCCGGAGCCGGACAGGCCGTCAGAAGCCCGCACAGCCGATCCGGGTGGGAGGGCGGACCCCGGCGAGCAGTCGAACGGGTCGAACAGCGCGTCGCGCGTCGGAGGGAACAATGTCGGTGGCCCGTGATACCACTTTCCATAACTCCACTTACGGAAAGTGCTACATGACCGGAACCGAGATCGAACCCGTCATCGACGCCGAACTGGTCGACGAACAGCCCACCCGGCTGCCGGCACGCGTCGAGGACATCGACATCAACGACACGTTCACCGCCGAAGCGGCAGAGGACCTCGCCAACACCGGACGCGCCAACACCCGCGACACCTACCGCGCACGATGGGAGAAGTTCGCCGAATGGTGCGTGACCAACGGACGCAGGCCCGGCCCGCCCACCACGTCCAAGAACCTCGCCTCCTACATCGCGCACCTGCGCCGCCAGGACGTACCGCCCGGCACCATGCGCATGGCCATCGCCGCCGTCCGCAACTGGAACGCCCGTGCCGGCCACGAGCAAACCCCCGACATCGCCCCGGCATTGAACATCTACCAGGACCACCGCTACCAGTGGGCCGCCACCGGCCGGGGCCAACGCTCCTCTGCACCCGTCGACCTCGAGCGCCTCACACAGATGCTCGCCGTCTGCCCCACCGACAGCCTCACCGGGCTACGCGACCGCGTTCTCTTCCTGCTCGGCTACTACATCCGCGGCCGCGCCTCGGAGCTGGCCGCACTTCGCATCGGCGACCTCGAGTTCGTCTCCGACGACTTGGTCGTCATCACCAAGCGGGTCAGCAAGAACGACAAGAACAGCGATGGGCGCGAATACGAAGTCGACGACCCTGCGTGCCTCGCGGCCCTCCGAGCGTGGCTTGACGCGCTCAAAGCCAAAGGAGAAGGCGCACGCCATCTCCCGCTGCTCCGCAACATCGACATGTGGGACAACCTCGGCCCGGTCAGCAGCAAGACCGGCCAGGGCCTCACCCGGCAGTCCGTTAACAACATCGTCAAGGCCCGCGCCCTCGAGGCCAACATCGACGCCGCCAAGGACATCACCGCCCACGGCCTGCGCGCCGGTGTCCCCACCGACCTCGGCGCCCAGGGCTACAGCGCAGGCGAGATCAAGGACATCACCGGCGACTGGGCCAGCACCGAGATGGTGGAGAAGTACCGCAAGACCGGCCTGCGCCGCGCGGGGAAGCGCACCGATTCCGGACGTCGCGCCGCCGCCCTCTCCATGCTCCGCACCGAGGTACCGCCCGCCTCCGAAGACTGAAAGGCCTAAGCGTGACGACCTCGTACACTCCGCCCGAGGAGAGTCGATGCACCGCCATAACGAAGAGCGGCCGCCGCTGCCGTCACATCGCGGCCAGCTGGCGCCAGGACGCGGGTGAGGACCCACGCGTGTGCGGTGGCCATATGACCCAGGAGCAACGGGCCGCCATCAAAGACGCTGAGCGACGCGAACGGATCGCCCGGTTTCAGGCCCTACCCGAGGCGCAGCGTGCTGCCGTTCTGCGTCGCGCCAACATCTTCCGAAGCGGTGTACCGGCCTGCTGGTCATGGCCGGCGAAGCTGCCCACCGAGAAGGACTACCGCCGCCACCAGCGGGAGCAGCTCGAGGCACTCGCCGTGCGAGAGGGCTACTCCGACGAGACCCGGGAGAAGCTCTGGGAGTTCGAGCGCACGCTGCCGTTCGACGACGACACCGCCCTGTCACTGTGGCAGGCCGGACGCTGCGCCGTGTGCGAGGACACTGGGCTGGAGCTGGTTTCCGACCACGACCACACCTCCGGTCTGGTGCGCGGCTTGCTGTGTCGGTCCTGCAACACCCGCGAGGGGTTCTCCTACGAGCCGGGTGAGAGCCGGAACGTCTTCGTCTCCTACAGGCAGCGGCCTCCCACGGTGATCCTTGGGCTCGAGATCCGCTATTGGGACCCCATCGCGAAGGATTTCGCCCCGGACCGGCGCGGGGAGCCGGAGCGCGATCCATGGGAGAACGCCATCCGCTTCTAACCGGTCGCGCAACTGGCTAGCGCCGCACGGAGGTGGGCGGGTAGGGCCTCGCGTACGTCGGGGCACGCGGTCCAGCCGTCGTCGCGGAGCTGGTCGGCGGTGATGGTGGCCTCGAGGCCGGTGTCGGTGCGGGCGGTGGCGCGGAACGTTTCCCCGCCCCGGGGTGGGTTGGCGGTGAGGTGGCCGGCCAGGACGGCGCGGGCGATGTCGGCGGGGGCTGCGGTGGTGGTGGCGCGGCCTAAGGCGCGGCAGATCCACACGCCGCTGAACGGCTCGTGCAGTTCCACCTGCCAGGTGAGGCGGGAAGGGGTGTCTTCGCAGGTCATGTCCGCATCCTGCCCCGAACGCGGGCGCGGCACAGCCGGTACCGGCCGGTTACTTCTCGGGGGTGTCCCAGTAGCCGGTGTGGGCGATGGTGTCGGCGGTGACCGAGGGTTGGCGGTCGGCGAGGAGGGGGTGGGTGGCGCACATCTGGCCGACGACCTTGTTCACCCAGCGGGACTGCAGGGGACGCCGCATGTCGTTCAGGAGGAGGGTGTACTCGCCGGGGTCGACGGGCTCGGGGCGGACCTTCAGGTACTCCTTCAAA